TCATCAACTGATGTATAAATTGTTGGCGGTACAGATGTACTTGTTGAACTATTAATTTCGTCAATATTAACAGAGTTAATTTGTCCACCACCAGTAGTAATTGAACCAGTGATTCTTTCTCCAATCGCAAATCCATTTTTAATATTTACAACATGAATATATCTATCTTTTGTATTAGCAGTATCATCACCAAGACCACCAGTAGTTTGGGTATCAATTACACCTTGGAATGCAACTACACCTGAAGCAGTAAGTCTTTTTAGTTTACCAGCATCACCAGTATAAGCAGTTAAATCATAATTTGAGAATGCGTCAATATCGGATCCATCAATATTTGCAAGAGTAATTGTTGTACCAGAAACTGCTGTTACTTTAAATTTCTTCAAGTTTAATTCTGAAGAAGTGTTTTTAGTATAATCAGTAATTGTTGATTCTGGAATTGAAATATTATCATTTGATGGTGAGGCAGTAATTGCTCTATTAGCACCCAAGTTATAAAGCATAACATGATGGCCTGGAGAAATATTAGTAGCATCTGCAACTTCAAGGGTGAATGAAGATCCAGCCAAAGTTAAGTTAGTAATACCATTAATGTTTACTGCAGTGTGAGTAGAGTTTACAATAACATCACCAATCGAATATGCAGGTTCTACTTTACCGTTTTGTGTTCTTTCGAATTGATCTGTAATTACACCCTGCTGAAGGTTTACGGGATTAAAATCCATATAGGACGAACCAGCAGATAAAGATACTTTAAACACTTGAGCAGGAATTACATAATCTGCTACTGATTTATCATCAAAGAATGGAAAGAATTTAGTATCAGGTTTTAAGTTCTTTGCAGTAAACACAACTGGACGAGCTCTCATATAAGGAATATATGAAAGGTCTACAACTCTATCACCATAGTTTTGAGAGTTTACAGTAGAAGAAATATTTGTTTGTACACCAGTTCTTGATTGTAGACCAGTAATAGTTGTTACAGTTTCTTCAAAACCTTGAACAGTTTGTCTTCTTCTATTTGGATCACCAGTAGTCCAAGTTCTTGTTGAGCTAGAAGAACCTGTCCAGTTAGTTTCCCACTCATTCCACTGAGTACCAGTAACTCCAAGCTCATCAGCTAAGAATTGAATTGCATCATAACCATTATCATCAGTTACAATTAAATCAGGACGACGATCTGTTTCTTTCCAGTTATCACCTTCGGGATTTAGAGCAATTTCACCTTTATACGCACCAATTTTATATGGGTTAACATCAATAGTTCTTGAAGCATAAGGATTAAAGATTAGTGATTCTTCAGTATAAGGTAACGTAATAACATCACCAGTTTTTTGATAGTCAGCTGCAGCTCTTTCCGCTTGATCTGAAACACTTTCAATAATGTCTAGTGAAGATGTAAAGTGCATTGGTCTACCAATTTTGTTTTGACCATCAACTGCAAATCTATAATCATCTTTTTTTACATCGCCAAGACTGTGACCAGTAAATTGATCAGTAATAAACCCATTTTTAAATCTATCAATACCAGTTGCAGCATCTGTGATCTGAAGGTCAGCTGTAAGTTTTTCGAGCTGATCAAGAGCCACGTATTCTTCCATAGAAGTCATACGTCGATCCATATTACCTAAATCTTTAAATGTATATCTTCTATTATCACGTTGACGAAGTTTAACATCTCCGACTCTTTGAGTATATGGAGGAATATATAATGTTGCAATAATCATACCAGCGTCTGAGTCGGCTGGTTCCTGAGGATCAATTGATGGAACCCCTTTTAGAACTTGCCATTCACCTTTTGAAGTCAATAGAAGCTTATCAACACGAGCCATATAATATGCTAAATCGGTATTTAAATCTGAGCCGACAGCAGGTAATTCTGGTGTAGTAGTATTATTACCAGAAATAACTGGTCTAAAGTCAATAATATCTGCAAGATTAATAGATTCACCATTTGCAAAGTTAGTAGTACCAATTAGGCCATAATCAATTCCAACTGCTGGGTTATCTGGACGAGTGTATGAATCAACAGTAAAATAATTACCGCCAGTTGAATGCGTAAAGTAATCATAAGTTATTCGAAGAGCACCTGATGGAACTTTCTTTGTGGCTTTTAGAACTAGTTCTGCAGCTTGATAATGTGTTGGTCTTTGGCCATCATCAAGAGTAAAACTATCTAAAATTGAAATAGAGTTACCAGCGTCATAAGTATCATAATCACCTGGAGTAACTCGAATATCTTTAATTTGTAATACGTCAGCATTTGAAAGAGTAATTCTTTGTGCAGTAACTGTTTTCTTTCCAGTAATATCTTCAGAAAAATCTTCTTGAAGAGTCTTAGTTTTTTCTGCACCGACAGTACCACTTTGACGAATTGTAGTTGCTAATGTATATGCAGTATTATTACTTAGACCGGAGATAAAGACTGTCTTTCTATTTGAATCTGAGTCAAAAGAAATATCGCCAGAATCAATATTAACAACATTTCCATTTGAATCAAATAATGTGTAATTTTCTAAGTCTTGATCAGAAAGATATGTTTCCCCTTGTGTTGCAAGAGTAAATGACCAAGTACCAGATCCATCAGTTGTATCAGAAAGAATTCTACGCACTGTCAATGTACCTTCACGAGATCCATCAATATTATAAAGCGATTTAATATATTGGTAACCAACTGGATAAATTAAGTTTGGATATTCTGGATCTTGTAGAATTGCTTTTAATTTTTGAACACGACCACTATAAGATGTAGAAACATCAGTAGTACCAGTTACAGTAATTTGAGTATTTGAATCTACAGTATTAACCTGTCCAACAACTCCACCATTAATTACTACAACATCGCCAGGAGCGAATTCTTGTTCGAATAGAGTACCTACACCAGTAATTGTATTACCAGAGTTTGTAGCTGTACCAGTTACATATCCAACATCTGGATCTACGACTACGTTACCACCTCCACAAAAATTGCCAAGAGTAGCACCAGCTTCACGATAACCATGAACGTCATCAGTAAATGAATATCCAGGTTTCATTTGAATATCAAATAAGCCTAACTTAAATACCGGATTTGCCGAATATGAACCAGAATGAAGTTCAAAAGATTTTACTCGAGCAGTACCAACTTTTTCATCAAATGAACTTAGTGATCCAGGAGCAAAGTGATTTGTTTCATCTGGAGAAGTATACTTGCGAACAAGATCAATTTGATCAAACTGAGTAAAATCAGGAGCATAAGCTTGAACTTTGTCTACGAGCAAATAGTTACCAACAGGTGTACCAATTGGCTGTTGTTCTAGTTCAACCGTATGATCTTCGCCACGAGCTTTATCAAAATCTATAAATGTAGTTGTAATAGCTTCAACTTCATAACCATAAACATAAGCACGACCAGGATCTATTGTAACTACAAATTTATTTTCATCGCCACCATCTGCAGCTAAGTAAACACCATTGTTTGTTGTGTTATCTAAATGTTCACGTTTAGTAAGCTTAAATTTATTAACTTCAAAATGACCATTAGCATCATAAGTTCTGCGCGCCATAGCCTTTTCAAGCTCAGCATAAGAAGTTCTAGATACTTTACTTTGAACTTGACCATTTTTAATTCTAATAAGCTCAATAAATTTAATATTATCAGAACCAGAAGATTCTTCAGGAAGTTCTGTAAGTTCTAAACTAATTTTATAACGATGTGCACCAGGAGCAGTATAGTTATATGTGCCCTGCGCTGGATCCAAAAGACTAGTGTCATCTTCTGGAGTAATTGCACTTTCTGTTACTTTGAATCCAACTCTAGCTGTTGGGGTATTATAAAATCTTCCAATGTATAAATGAAGTTCATCATTACGAACGAAAATACCATCTATATAGTAAATACCTTCTTTTACTTCAACCTGAAAAGCTTTTCCTAGTACATCTGTCTCTTGATTATTTGTATAAGTTGTATTACCAACTGGAGCTTGTATTGTAACATATAAGTCAGAATCTAAATCAGTATTTAAGCGATAATTATTTGCTACAGTATTATCAGCCTGATAAGCTACTAGATCTTCTCCAGGTAAAAACCGTTTGGTTTCTCCATCTGCTGCAGTAGATTCGTATTTAAAATATAATGTAGGAACTGTACCATCAACGACACATGCGCATTCAGAAGAATCAATAACAACAGCGGTAACACCAGAAGTAACACCAGTAATAACCATATCTCTAAAAGAAGTAAGATATGTTGAAACTTCTACAGCGTTATAAGTAGAATTTAATTTTGCAAAGTCTACATGAGAATCAACATTTACAGATCCAGGAATAATTTGGGATCCATTTTTAAATAAATGGTCACCAACTCTACTTATTTGCTTTTGTAATATAGTTTGAATTTGCGTAAGTTCGCGAGCCTGAACAGCAACTCCAGGGCGAAACAAGATTCGATAAAAATCTTTAGTCTCATCAAAATCGTCATAATAAGGATCTGTATTAAAGTTAATTGTCATCTGTTGCTACACTCTATTATAATTTCTACTATCGTATACAGTTATTTATAACTTAATATTTAATAAAAGTTCTAAATATCACTGATTGTTCTAGTGAGGGTTGAAATGCTTGTTTATTATCAATATAAAGCATATTTCCGGAAAATTTATTAATGGAAGGCCGAGTAATATTACTAATAGTAAAAGGATTTAAAGAATTAGAATCATAATATACTTCTCCAATTTGAGGGATAGATCCATCTAAAGATTGAACTAGCATTGAATTATCTATAGAAGTTACAACTCGAAGTGTTTTTGTAGATCCATCAGTAATAATATCACTATCTTCTGGATAATTATCTCCAATAAAACTTCCTGCAATAACAAAGCAAGCAGAGCCAAGTACATTATTAAATTTAGTATGAATTGAATCATATTCTTTTAAATTTTTAATAATTCCAATTTGCCTAAACTCATTATTCACGGCTAAACCTTCAATTAATG